CTTTAATATTCCCGAAATGGGAGGTTTCAATACCGTAATGGGCGGCCGTCCTCCGAAGCCTACAGCCCTGAAGTTGCTTCATGGCGAGAAAAACAAGGATCGAATCCGTCCGAACGAGCCGAAGCCTCGCCCGGTAACTCCGGAAGCTCCGGCGACCTTGGACAAGTACGGCAGGGCCGAGTGGAAGCGAATGGTGCCCATCCTCGAGCGTACGGGACTCTTGACAGAGGTGGACGGGAACACTCTCGGAGCGTACTGCGAGCTTATCTCCCTGAACGTGCATACGACGAAGGCGTTGCGCGCCTGCAAGTTCAAGATGCTGGCGGAGAAGCACACGGTGGACGGCGCCGGGAACGAGTTCATCGAGGCGAAGGTGAATCCACTGGTGAATCAGAAGCTGAAGATCATCCAGCAGTTGATCCCGTACTTCCGGGAGTTCGGCATGACACCGGCCTCCAGGACAAAGATCGCCGTATCAAGCGGGATGGACCCGAGTGAGTACGAAGCCCTCCTTGACTGATCGCGGGGAAGAGGAGGCGAAGCGGGCGCGACAGTTCATCGAAGGGTTGCGCCATACGAAAGGCCGATGGGCGGGCCAGCCGTTTCATCTACTCGCATGGCAGTGGGAAGACATCATCCGGCCGTTGTTCGGAACGCTGAACGCGAAGGGAAAGCGTCAGTACCGTACGTGCTACTGCGAGATCCCGAAGAAGAACGGGAAGACGGAACTCGCGGCAGCCGTCGCGTTGAAGATGCTGTTCGCCGACGGGGAGATGGGCGGTGAGATTTATTCCGCCGCCGCGGATCGCCAGCAGGCGTCGATTGCGTTCAACGTGGCCGCGCAGATGGTGCGGAATCATCCCGTGCTGTCGAAGCGGGCGAAGATCATCGACTCGCAGAAGCGGATCGTCGTTCCAAAGACCGCAAGCGTATACGTCGCGCTGTCCTCCGAAGTGGCGACGAAGCACGGCGTCAACGCATCCGGGATTATCTTCGATGAGCTTCACGCGCAGCCGAACCGGGAACTATGGGATGTGCTGACACTCGGTTCCGGCGATGCCAGGGAGCAGCAGATCGTATTCGCCATCACAACGGCCGGATACGACCGGCACTCGATCTGCTGGGAGCAGAAGTCCTACGCGGAGAAGGTGCGGGATGGCGTGATAGATGACGCAACATTTCTGCCGGTGATCTACGGTTTGCCGGACGGTGCAAACTGGGAGGATGAGAAGGAGTGGGCGAAGGCGAATCCTTCGCTCGGAGAGATCCTGGACATCGACAAGATACGCGATGCGTATCGCAAGGCGAAGGAGACTCCCGCATTGGAGAACTCTTTTCGCCGGTTGCGGTTGAACGAGTGGACGACTTCGGAAGTCAAGTATATCGACATGGCCGAGTGGGATCGCTGTGAAGGTGAGTACACGTACGACGACCTTCGCGGGATGCCGTGCTACGCGCACCTCGACCTGTCCTCTACAACCGATCTGTCCGCGCTGGCGCTTGTCTTCCTGATGCCGGATGAGAAGTATAGATCGCTTACGTACTTCTGGGTGCCGCAGGATAACATCGCGGAGCGGGCCCGCAGGGATCGCGTCCCGTACGACTTGTGGTCGCGGGCTGGGTTGATCGAAGCCACGCCGGGGAACGTAATCGACTACCAGGCGATCCTTCGAAGGTTCGACCAACTGGCGAAGGACTTCGAGATTCAGGAACTCGGATACGATCCGTGGGGAGCAACGAAACTCGTACAGGACATCAAGAACTCCGGCTTCCCTGAGGATCGGTTCGTGGAGATCCGGCAGGGGAATAAGACGCTCTCTCCTCCGACAAAGGAACTTCACAAGATAGTGCGGTCGAGCAAGTTCGAGCACGACGGTAATCCGGTGCTTCGGTGGAACGTCAGCAACACGATGTTGGAAATCTCCGAGCCGGAACTGTGGAAGCCGAGCAAGAAGCGGAGTACGGAACGGATCGATGGGTGCGTTGCACTTATCTGCGCTCTTTCGCGGGCGATGGTGAACGTGGACAAGGCATCCGTCTATGAGACGCGCGGCTGCTTAACCTTCGGCACAGGGGGCTGAGTTGGGCAAATTCGTGAACACGATGAAGCTCTTTGTCCGCGCGCTCGGCCTGACGGACGAGAAGGCATGGGACCGCTCCCTGTGGAACTTGTACGGTTCGCAATCCGTTTCCGGGGAGAATGTAACAGAACATACGGCGTTGACCTACTCCGCGGTGTTCAACGCGATCACGCTCATCTCCGGCACCATTGGCGCGTTGCCTTGCCACCTGATGCAGCGCAAGGGGGAGAAGAAGAGGATCGCCGATGACCGCCGTATGTACCGCGTCCTCCACGACGAGTTCAACCCGTACATGACGGCGATGGCCGGCCGGGAGTGCCTGGTCGCCCACGCGCTCGCATGGGGCAACGGGTACGCCGAGAAGGTGTACAACGGGTACGGCGAGTTGGTGGAGTTGTGGCCGATCACCCCGGATCGTTGCCGCCCGGAGATGAAGAACGGGGCTCTCGTCTACCGGATCCGTGTCGGCAACGAGGACATCTTCCTTCCGCGCGAGCGAGTGCTTCACGTTCCCGGCATGGGATTCGACGGGTTCATGGGGTACTCCGTAGTGTCGATGGCGAGGAAATCCATCGGACTTGGCATGGCGCTGGAGACGTTCGGTGCGCTCTACTTCGGGCAGGGTACGCATCCGGGCGTGATCGTGTCACACCCCGGGAAGTTGTCCACGCAGGCGAGCAGCAACCTCCAGACCTCCCTGACGACGGAGTACGGCGGACTCGGGAAATCTCACCGACTCCTCCTCCTCGAGGAGGGGATGAAACTGGAGAAGATCGGCATCCCGCCGGACGACTCGCAGTTCCTCGAATCGCGTCAGTTTCAGATACCGGAGATCGCACGTTGGTTCAACGTGCCGCCGCACAAGCTCAAGGACCTGACGAAATCCTCCTTCTCGAACATCGAGTCGGAGCAGCAGTCCTTCTACGGCGACACGATCCTTCCGTGGCTGGTGCGACTGGAACAGAATTTCAACATGCAGTTGCTTTCCTCGAGCGACAAGGACTACTCCGGCCGCGGGCGCCTGTACTGGAAGCACAACGCGGAAGGCATCCTACGAGCGGATACCGCGGCGCGGGCCTCGTACTACTCCTCGATGTTCAACATCGGCGCTCTGTCGATCAATGAGATCCGCGCCTACGAGGACAAGGATCCCGTCGACGGCGGCGACATCCACCTTGTGCCGCTGAACATGACGTCGCTTGAGAACGCAGGAAAGCCTCCGGAGCCTGCCGAACCGAAGGCTATCCCTCCGATGCCAGAAGAGGAAAACGATGAGGAAGACGTAGAGAAAGAGGGGGAAGATTAGCATGGTGCGAAGGCGGTGTAACGCCTCTACCAGGAGGGCCGGAAAATGAAGTGGTACAAGATCGAGGCGAAGGGCGACAAGGCCGAAGTATGGATATACGAGATGATCGGGGAAGACTTCTGGACCGGCGGCGGAGTTACCGCGAAGAACTTCCAGAAGGATCTCGCATCGGTCAAGGCGAAGCAGATCGACCTTCACATCAACTCTCCCGGCGGAGATGTGTTCGATGGGATCACGATCTACAACCTGCTGAAGCAGCATGACGCGAAGGTTACGACCTACATCGACGGACTAGCGGCGTCCATCGCTTCCGTCATCGCGCTGGCGGGAGACAAGGTGTACATGGCGGAGAACGCGCTGTTCATGGTCCATAACCCGTACGGGTTTGCGATGGGCGACGCGAATGAGATGAGGAAGACGGCCGACGTGCTGGATAAGGTTCGCGGGTCGATGATCACGACCTACATGACGAAAACAGGAAAGCAGGAATCCGACGTTGTGGCGATGCTCGATGCCGAAACGTGGATGGACGCTGAAGAGGCACTAGAGGCCGGGTTCATCGACATTATCAGCGAGAAGATGGACCTCGCGGCGTGCGCGAAATTCGTACCGGCGATGGAGAAGATGGGGTTCAAGTACGCTCCGAAGAACTTCAACGCATCCGTGGAACTTCCACCGGAGCGGGAGATCGAGCGCATCCTTCGGGATGCCGGATGCAGCAAGAAGCAGGCGAAGGCCATTCTCGCGGAGGGATACCGGATGGATTGTCGGGACGACGATCCGCCGGAGGCAACTCCGGTCGTAGGGGTTCGGCGGGACGCTGAACAGCCGAAGGCAACGAGGAGTGGTGACACATCGGAAATCCTCATCAGGGCGGCAAGGATCACAGCAATCACCAATCGACAGGAGGTAATAGCACAGTGAAGACCATCGGGCAGTACCTGGAAGAGATCAAGGCTCTGAAGAAGGCCGCCGGTGACATCAACGCGAAGGCGACCACGGAGAACCGGGACCCTCTCCCGGAGGAAGTGTCGTTGAAGGAAGAGATCATGGACAAGATCGAAGGCCTCGAGCGGATCGTCCGCGCGCAGGAGCGCGAGGACCGGATCGGTGCGCGCCTGGAAGCCCCGGCGAACGCCCCGGTGTCGAAGCCGAAGCCGTCCGGGTCCATCCACGTCGATGCCCCGAACGAGAGCAAGGAGAAGTTCCGGTCGTTCGGCCAGCAGCTCGCGGCCGTGCGCGCCGCCGCCACTCCCGGCGGGCGGGTGGATCAGCGCCTCTTCGGGGCCGCGACCGGCCTCGGGGAAACCGTCAGCAGCGACGGCGGATTCCTGGTGCAGACCGACTTCAGCAACGAACTGCTGAACGACGTCTTCCAGACCGGCATCCTCGCGTCGAAGTGCCGCCAGATCCAGATCAGCGGCAACAGCAACAGCATCAAGCTCAACGGCATCGATGAAACTTCCCGCGCTTCCACGCGCTCGGGCGGGATCCTCGGGTACTGGAAGGACGAGGCGGCGCTCAAGACCTCCAGCAAGCCGAAGTTCCGGCAGATCCAGCTCAACCTGAACAAGCTGATCGGCCTCTGCTACGCGACCGACGAACTGCTCCAGGACGCGGCCGCGCTCGAAGGGATCATCCGAAACGGCTTCCAGTCGGAGTTCGGTTTCCTGCTCGACGACGCCATCGTCAACGGGACCGGTTCTGGGCAGCCGCTCGGCATCCTCAACGCCGGGTGCCTCGTTTCCGTGGACAAGGAAGCGGGCCAGCAAGCGGCAACGGTGGTCGCGGAGAACGTCATCAAGATGTACTCCCGGATCTTCGCGTCCAGCCGTCCGAACGCGGTGTGGCTCATCAACCAGAACATCGAGCCGCAACTGTTCACCATGTCCCTCGCGGTCGGCACGGGCGGAGTCCCGATCTACATGCCTGCGGGCGGGCTGTCCGGCCAGCCCTACGGGACCCTGTTCGGCCGTCCGGTCATCGCCATCGAACAGTGCCAGACGCTCGGAACGGTCGGTGACATCTACTTCGCCGACCTCGGCGGGTACATCCTCGCTCAGAAGGGCGGCATCCAGTCCGACTCCTCGATCCATGTCCAGTTCATCTACGACGAGTCGGTGTTCCGGTTCGTCATGAGAGTGGACGGCCAGCCGATTCGGGCGTCCGCACTCACGCCGTACAAGGGAGGCGCATCGTACACGCAGTCCCACTTCGTCGCGCTCGCGACCCGCTCATAGTCAACCGACTGAAGAAAACATAGGGAGGTCATAACCATGTTGCTTTGCGAGCAGTTCAAGGTCATCGGATGCGGGTATACCGCAGACTATAACAACGGCTACACGGCGGAGTCCATCAACACCGAGGGACTCCACAACATCATGTACATCCTGTCGTTCGGAGCGGTCACGGGGGATGCCGTCCTGACCGTCAAGTCCGGCGCAAGCGACGGGACGCAGACCACCGCCGAGACGTTCTACTACCGCTACGGAAGCGCGGCGCAGGGGTCGGCCACCGCCGACGTGTACTCCGCCAACGCAACCAGTGCCGCCCTGACGCTCACCGAAGCGACCTACGGGACTCGGTGCGCCATCGTCGAGATCGACTGCTCCGCCCTCACTGCCGGCCAGCCGTGGGTCACGCTTGCCCTGTCGAACGCGGCGGGTGCGGGCATCCTGCACGTCGTCGCCGTCTGCACGCCGCGCTACCCCGGCAACGCGATCCCGACGGCCATCTAACAACCTGACGGGGCGGTCTACATGACGCCCCCTCTCAACCGGGCTGTGTCCGAACAGGTCAAGCCCAAGGAGGTAAGTCATGCCGAGTTACAGTCCCAGCACCATTTCCCGGATCGGTGATCTCGTCAACGGAATCCGGGTCAGCACGTCCGCCCTCGCCGCCGAGACGTACATCCACCAGAACCAGACGGAACTATTCAACGTCTACGGACGCATCAAGATCCATGAACTGTTCGGCGAGGTGTCCGAGGCGATCTCGAACAACGCCGCGACCGTTCAGTACAACTTCACCTCCACCACGCCAGTCATCGCCGTGCAGCCGCTCCAGGCGGCATCGGCTTCCGTCGCGCAACTTGCGGTCGGCGAGCGGATCGCGTGGATCGGCGGCGCGGTCGCCACCGCAGCCGTGCTCACGGCGACTCCGGGCATCACGGACGTTGCCCGCATCCCGCAGATCGTCGGCACCGATGGCGGTGTCGCCACCATCGGCATCCTCACGGCAGCGGCGGACTGCACGGACGGGACCGTGAAGTTCACGATCTTCTACACGCCGATGTCGGACGGCGCGTACGTGACGGCGGCGGTCTAACCACCTACCGGGCGGGGAGGTTCATTGGACTCCCCGCCTTTATGAGAGGAAATTGACATGACGGTGCGACTCGTTGGGAATGTCCAGAACTACATCGGCCTGTCCACGGATACCAAGCCGACCAGCGTGAAGCCTGGGTCATCGTTCTGGGCGTACGACACGGGGACCCTGTTCAAAACGTACGACGGGACGAACTGGATGGCGTACAGCGAGAACTCCGTCGTACAGCCTGGGACCGTTGACCTTCACAACGGAGCAGGCAACCTCGACCTGTTCACGGCTACGGGTGGAAGCGTGTATGTCGAATACTTCACGCTCACGTTGCCGGACAAGGACCTGACGGATGATGCCGCGCTGACGGGGATCACCGTGCAGACGGATACCACGACCGTCATCACGCTGATCGCGTCGGCAGATGGGTTGAAGGCCCAGTTGACCAACAGCAAGGTGTTCACCTACGCGACTCCGTTCGCGCTCCCAGTCGGAAAGAAGATCCAGCTGACGATTGTCGGCGGCACGGCGACGGACGATCCGACGACTTGCGTTACATCCTGCCGGTATCGGGCGATCAACCCTGCCGGGTATCTCGCTTGACAGGGGTAGCGTAGATGGCGACACTCGATCAAGACGACCTTGACGCGATTCAGGCGATGATAAGTGCTGCCACGCCTGCCGGTGGTATCGCAGGAGCGCGACAGGCCAGATGGCTGTTCCCGCAATATCTTTCCGCCTGCAACTGGAACGGATCTGTGGGTACGCCTCCGCTCGACGTATCGTTTGATGGAACTATCGGAGCAGGCAGCACGATCAGTCTGAAAACGCTTTCCACCCTTGACGGAAACACGAACTCCCCGCTTGGCGTACTCGATGAAAATGGCTTGTGGACGCAGGACGCCGGATGGACCGGAAGCACTAACTGGTACAAGGTTCTCTACCTGATCGTGGACGCATCCGGGGGCGCGGCGGTTGTCGGCGGGACACTTTCCATCGTCGTAAACTGTTCCGATAACTACGACTCATACCCGCTGGACATAACGATCCCAGACGTTAAGGCGGGCGCGTTTGCCGAGTTCCTCATCGGT